CTTTGCAATTCGAATCCTGAAAGCAGTTAATGTCTCGCCATCTTTCTTGGTTTCAATCTTAAAAATCTCATCCCATTTTGGTGCGTTCTTCATTGTGAATCATTTAAGTTATTAAGAAAAAAGAAAAGGAGCAACTGCTCCTCTTAGATATTTTTATATTCCGATTTCGCGTCAAAACAAGGACAAGCTTTAGCCACATTTGGAAAGTCTTTATGTCCTTGAATTATCGCTTGTGGAAACATTGTCTTCAATGCTTTCAATCGTGTGTACAGTTGCTTCTTTTGTGCATCAGTTCTGTTGTCTATTGGCTTCCCTAACTTGTTTACTCCACCGATATAACACACGTTGATGATTGACTTGTTGAAACCTTTAACACCATTGGACGGTTGAGCGATTGTAAGTAGCTGCGTTTCTTTGCCATCAGCTTCAATGATGTAATGATAACCAGGGGACTTCCATCCTAAATTCTGCTTCCAATAGCGTTGTATTGCTTCGACCTTCGCATCTTGTCCCGTAGCACTGCAATGAACTACTATGTGTGTTATTGTTCTCATTCGTTTTCTATTTGGAATTGTCCTTTATCATCAAACGATTTCAGCCTTTTCAGTATCCACTTCGGTAACAAATCGGGCTTTATAGCACCAATATTTTCAACGATAGAAATTGCTTCACGAACTAAAAGAGCCGCATAGCATAGTTCCTCTACCCACAAAAATAGTGACTTAGTGATTTCATTGGTACTGAAATTAGTAAGATTGTGAACAACTATCAAAAAGAAAGCATATAGTACACTTTTGATAATCATACCACCGAACCTAGAACTATTCAAAACATGATACTTCCAAGCCTTCCAGATACCTAAAACCGTATCTATAAATATCATTATTACAAGATAGATCAAAAAAGACCAATCATCGAATACATAGGTATTAAAAAACGCAGCCATACTGCTCCAACTAATAGCTATAAGCAGCGGCATTTTCATTTTTAATAAATCAAGATATGGATAAAATATGGATAGCGAATCATCTCTCATAACATCAGTCTTTTTTCTTGTCTGCTATGAACTTTTTAAGTTTGGCTTCAACTTCCTTGCGGATAGCCTTACCTCTTTTCTTTTTATCGCCACCACTTGCAGTCGTAGTTGTTGTCATATGGATATTTGTTTCTAGTTGATAAACTATTGCCTGTGCTAAATACCATCTTACCTCTGCCGTAAACATTCTTTACTGGCTGCGTTTCGGGGAAGGTGCTTGACGAGTATTCAGGGAATAAATTATCGGAATCTTCACTTGTTCGTTTCACCAATGATCCATTATCATTTCGGTAGTACATTGCAGGTAGTAACTCTACCATCACGAACCACACAAGAGCCTTCCTGATGTAATCATTTCGAAGTGTTAGATAAACACCCGTGATAGATGAATCTGCGCTATCATCTTTAATCTTATTCCACAAGTCAGAGCCAAGATACTGCTCCATATGTAAGTCTTGCGCCACGTAGATGGCTTGGTAGATTCGGTTAGAATCAACTGCTCCGTTTACGTTAGTATATTTCTTGACGAAGTTTTCGTCTATGATACAAATCTCTGCCATTAGTCAATGTTTTTTAATGAACCTCTGTTTGGTGTGTTAATCGGACGGATAGATTCTTTGCCTTTTGACGGTAAGAAATCTAAGCCACTATCCTTTACACGCTCGTCATTTTTTAATCCTTTATTTGGTAGGAATTTACCGTCTTTTCTCTTTCTAAAATAGATTCTTCTGAGCCAAGAATGGTGACAATATGCGCCACCTTTCCAAGTGAAAATATCGTATGTGCTTTGTCCTTCTGCTGCAAATTGCTCATTCACTCCACTTGCACTCATATCGGCAATATCTTCATATCTAAACACCACACCTCTCGCACTATCACCTACCATTTGTCTACAAAACTTGCGTGAGTTCGCGCTTATGTTCTCTGAATATTTATAGCGCAATTTGTACAAACCACTATCTCCCCATTCACTCGCCTCGTTTGGATTAGCATAACTGCCATAAGCTAAGTTCACGTTCTTCAAACCTTTGAAGTATTCAAGTTCTTCAAGACTTCCACCAGCTTCTTCTTCACTCATCAACTCCCATTCTTCTTCATCTATAATCTCACCAAGTTGAGACAACTTATCTAGCCATTTATCTTCTTCTTCAATCGTAAACTCTGGTGCTTCGGCTTTGCAACATACTTCAGTCGCTACTTTTTTTTTTAGCTTGGTCAATATTTGACCTGCACCTATTGGAGCAAATAATGGCAATACCACTTCTTCATTAACCCCGTAAATACTCATTAAAATTGCAGAACCTTGCTCAGATGTCAATGCGCCACTATTAACCTTCTCCACAATACCCACAATAGCAGCCATTTGATTAGCATCTAATTGGTCTACCTCTGATTCCTCACCATTGCTCACAATAAACACCGCACTTGATGAATTGGCAGCTTGTAATATTGTCTCTGCTGCATCAGTAATAAGTCGTTGTGATGGCTCAATGACCTGCTCGTTGAAAATCTTAAGAGCAGTTTCCATCTCATCTTTATTTGAACCCAATCCACCACCCTCACGAATACCAAAAAGCAATGGAGATGTTACACGATGAGCAATCATTATCTGACGAGTACAAACATCTTCAAGGTATTGGTATTGTTTGTCTGCATCAGTGATCGGGAATGGCGTGAACTCCGCTGCTCTATCTCTGTTCTCATTAAACATCAACACAAACTTACCTGCGTTTACTGCGCCACTAATATTTCTTTCAATATCGTGGCGAACCATATCCATTTCTTCCTGCGTCTCTGGTATGCCATTATTCATTGATACAACCATCGATGGGAATAGACCGTTCTGTATGTTGTTGACGTGAAATAAAGCTATCTGACGCGACAACTCAATATAGTTTAATGAAGAAATGTAGTCAGGCTTTCCGTAATAGTTAGCAGTCGAAGAATTTTTGAAGCAGAAGTAAACTTGTCTTGGATGCTCTTTTTTAGTTTTCTCTGAAAACAATGGTATAAACTTAGGAGCGTTTCTGCGTTTCTTTAAGTTTGACCAATCGTTTGAATACCACACGCCATTTACATCACCACTTTCTCTATTAATACCTATTCTGCAATTCTCAAAAGGCAAATGTTCAACGAATGATATTTCACCGCCTTAGCGAAGCAGTACCAACATCTTGTGATGTGATTCCCTTACCTGCAATCATTTGAGAGATTGAACGCACCAATGATCCGTGAACTGGAGATTGCTCCGCTAGTTCAAGGCAGTATTGTGGAAATCCATTTCTATCACCATAGTCAACCCATCCTTTTGAGGATTCTTTTTCATCACTTGACACCTGCGTGTAATTTGACGAAAGGTTGATTGATGTTATTTTATTAATCAATGATGATGTCATTTGCCGTAGTTGTTTCAACAACATCGTAATACGTGCCGTTGTCTATTAATTCTAAATATCCAATCTCTACAATACCAACTATTGACGCATCCTCATCGTCAATATTTGTGGACGAATTTTGTCCATATACCACATAGCGATAACGACCTGCCTGAGTAAGTGTAGATGTCGTGACAGTAATGTGAGAGTAACCGCTTCCGTCAGTTATGACAGTAGGAACTTGATTCAATTTCTCACCCGTTTCGCTATTTTCTTCTCTAATTATCGAGAACATATAATGCGTGAAATCAGCCAACGTATATCTGCCCTCGTAAAGTGATAGATATAGTGACTGATTAGCAGTATTCGGTAAAAGATATACCATATAAAATACAATATAAAGTAGCGGACAAATCTCTCAATTCATCCGCTACTAAATTACGAATTAATCTTCGATTGTGATAGTGCCAAATGTAGCATTATCAAAAGGAACAGTTGTATACGCTTCCAATCTTGGAGCGCGATATCTGTCCTCTGCTGAAAGTGTCAAAGTGTAACCATTCAAGTCACCTTTTGCTGCACCAGTTGAGCCGTTTCCACCGCTAACAAGTACACCTTCCTGCGCACCAACCATCCAAATGTTTCTGTTAGCATCTTCAACGAAAACTATCCAACGACCATAAGCCAAGTTTTGAAGTTCAACTTGCTTAGTTTGGCTAAGTTCTTTCAAACTTGCAGAAATAGTTGATGTCCAAAATACCGAACCAGTGTCAAGATTTGCAGTTGTTTCTTCAACCCAATTGCCCGTGTTACGGTGCGGCACATATTTGTAGATAGTCATTGTTGGCAATACCTCAACTTGTCCAGTTGCGTTATCATAGTCAACACCTGCCATTACATCTTCCCAATCAGCGAAATAAAGAGCCTTCACCCCACCGATGGTATCATTACAACCAAGACCAAAGCCTACTGTTAAATTACACATAGTATTTTTTTTTTAATAAAAAAACGGATGGGTGTTTAACGCCCACCCGTTCTTTAAGTTTATAATTTCAATTATGGATTAACGTAACCAAGAGAGATATCTGCACCGAAACCGATGGTAGTACCACAACGGTAACGCATTGCAACACGTACGTTGTCCGAGCCGTCAGTCATTGACATATCAATAACCTTCGCTTCGTTCAAATCAGAAAGCAAATCAGTTCCAAAAATAAAATTGTCAGATTCACCTGCAACCATTGTTGAATCAGGAATGCCTGGACACACATAGATTTCGTAACCATCAATCAAGACTGGAGCATTCTCAGTCGCGTTGTAAGTAAATTGAAAACCAAGTGTGTTGATTGCTTGGCGATAGAACTGAGCAGTCTTACGATTAACGTAAAGCTTTACAGTATCTGTCTTACCAATCAATGTTGATGGCAATGCAGCAAGCACGCTTTGCATTTGAGCGATAACGTTAGACGCAGAAGTAGCAGCACTAAAGTCAACGTCTGGAGTACCACTCTTAGCGTTGTCAACCAATCTCAAAAGACCAGTGAAAGCCGTGTAAGTTGGTGTTGCATTTGAAGATGCAGCATCAAAGTTACCTTGCCACAAATTGTATTCGATTGCTTCTCCAACTTTTGCAGCGATGTGAGCCAACATAAAGTCAGCAAACTCAACTGGTACTTGGTCATTGATGAATCCTGCACCAGTGTTATACGCTTCCCAATCTTGAACGAATTGCTTTTTGCAAAGTTCAACGTTTGTGTTCAAGTCAGTTGTTGTAAGTACAGTTTCTGCTAGAGTAACAGAACCAGCAGTTGTGAAATCACAAGTAGCAGCTACTACCAATCCGCTTGAAGAAAGCTTCTTGATAACCGCTTTGTACTTTACGTTTTCTTTGATAGCGATATAACCCTTCGCAAGAGTATCGCCAGATAGAATAGCAGCTTGGATATATGGAAGTGCTAATGCACCTGCATATGAAGAACTGCTAATTGTCAATGATGTAGCCATTTCTTATTATTTTTTTAGTGACATAATCGTCTTTAGGATTGTGTCGTTTTTAGTTTGTTTTTTTGAAAAATTAATTGCAGTTTCTACAACTGCTTTTTCTTCTTTCACAGATACTGCAGCCGCTTGTTTAGACAACTCAGTTGTTTTAGCTTGTGAAATATTTAGATTGTTTTTTACTTCACTTAATTCTGCACGAACAGATGCAAGTTCAGTTTCTTTTTCTGCGAGTTGATTCTTGATTGAAGTCAACTGCTCATCCATTGCTGCAATAGTAGCTGCGATGTCTGCACTCATTTCTTCTTCAGCGATTTCTACTTCAGTCACCTCAGTAATGAAGCCACCTACAGAAACGAGAACCATTCCGTTGTCAAGCGTATGCTCTCCGTCAGGTGCTGGTTGTGGATTTCCTTCGGCATCGATAACGTAAAGTTCTGCTCCTACTTCAAACGATTCATTAGGTGTAGCC